TTAGTAATTACATACAATCCATTCTTCTTGTTTCCTTCGGCTGGTTCGACTTGCAGTTATAGTCCGTTCAACTTTGTGGATCGTCCAATTGAACTTGTTTGAATACTCAGTGATATGGACATTAGGAAACATTGTTAACATAAACTTCCCTTTCAACGTGGACAGCACTTCTAATAAGTCAATGAACGCCTGTTCATTGAATAGCCCATTATAATGGGCACAGTTTGTATCAATGTAAGGTGGATCAACAAAATGAAATGCTCCAGGGCGATCGTAACGTTGAATGACTGACAGCGCATCTTGACATTCTATTGTTACATGTTCCAAACGAGTACAAAGTTCTTCTGTAAATGCATCTTTGGCATTTCGTAGCTTTTTTGGCATTCCTCCTTGGAAATCAAATCCAAATGTCCCGTTTATTTTGCTCGCGAAAGATGTTTTTGTCAGATACCAGAATGCACAAGCACGTTCAGATGGTCGAAACATTGCAGGATTATTGTATATATACTGAAAATGTTCGTGTTGACATCGACTATGTAAAGTCTTGTCAATCTCAACTTTCAACTCAGGATAATAGCATTGTGCTATCCAATAGAAATTAATAATTTCAGCATTAACATCATTGATCACTTCGCAAGAGACAGGTTGTTTTGCAAATAAGACAGCAGCACCGCCACAGAACGCTTCCGTGTATATGGTATGCTCTGGAATCAATGGTAGGATGTGCTTTAACATTGTTTGTTTGCCTCCGTAATAACTAATAGGTGTTTTCATTTTGACTTGTTTTTAATTGTTTATACTTTTGTAGTCTCTGACTTACATACATGCAAAATGCGACACGTCGCGACTGAAGGTCTAAAGCCCCCGGTCGTGCGGCGTGTCGCATTTTGTTAGTATGTAGGTCAGAGAACTACTAACGAACTGGGGGCTTTCTTTTACACCTGCCCCCGTTTGGGTGTTTTATCAATTATTGTTCTTCATCCGCATTATCGTTTAAAAGTTTTTCTAACTCATTAATTTTATCTCGTATCGCTTGCCGCTCAATGTGAACCAGGTTAAAGTCATAAGGGACAGATTCGCCGATCAAATAAGCTTCATAGGCTTTAATAACCTTGTAATCGGTTGTCTTAAGCTCATCTTCCAGCCAGCCGATTTGCTGGCGAACGTATTCGGGTTCGACGATCCGTTTTAACACGATCTGTTTGTCGATGTAGTAATACACGTTCGTGTGACCGAGTATTTCTTCATCGGAGCTGAAATCGTATTCATCATCCCATTTCAGAGCCAGATAGCAATCATTCGGATAAACAACGTAACCATCCGTGCGCCTCCAGGTATCGAACATCTGCTCACATCTCAACTCCCCTCTCTTCAGGAGATAATCATTGATTATCCTACCTGTTGTTCTATTTACTATTAGTACCATAATCAATCAATTAATTCCTAAACAATACCAAGTACGACCAATCTTTTTAAAGTGTCCGGTTTGACCCGGCTTCAATTCCACATATCCAGCTCCACTTCGAACCACATTAATTCCATATAGCGGAGTCCCTGATAGAAGAGAGTAGTCGCTATTACCGTTTGTATTTCCGTTTATTATAGCAGAACCGGTTGCCCAATATGCGCAAGCGATGTATAGATCATAGTCTTGCGCGTCCATGCCACCTTTATTACCGCAATAGGCTTTCCATGAATTAGGATTATCGCCAAACCAATCCTTGATTGATTCACCGGTAGGAAGCGTATATGTTCCTGCATTAACAAGGCTACAATTATGATCATATCCAGTTGTTGAATTAGGTATATTGCCTATTGGAATACCCAATCCTGTGACATTACCTGTCACAGCAACGTTACCAAACACTGCTAAAGCTGTATTCTTTACTCCGTAGTCTGCCTTTATCAGCATTGATGTCTTCGGGTTAGATGTTGCAGTATTGTCGACGAACATATTTTTTAAATGCGATGTAGCAGAGTAAGCTCCTGATATATTAGTCGTTATATCAATTCCCAAAGCGGTAATAATTGCATTATAAGTTTCCGTAGAACCTTTATCTACATTCCCGATATATAATTTTGCAACCTCGGAAAAATTGTTCCCTACATGCTTTAACCGACCAGCATCGACAACAAAGTCTGCTATTTTCGCTCCAGTTGTTACAGTAAGGTTTCCTGTGACAATTTCCAAAGAAGAGATATAATCAGCATTAATAATCTTTGTTACTAAAGCTTTTGTTACAATAGCTTCCGCATCAATCAGATTTGTACGTAAGTATCCACCATCAAGAAGGGACTCGCCATTTGCCGCAGACATAACCATTGCAGCATAACTACTATATCCTAAATTTTTAGCTAAGGCCTCTTTCGCCGCATTGACATCAAGTGTTATTTGCTGATTCGCATCTTTAATAATACTATAAGACCAGTCATTCAGGTCAGGCCTGTCTGCTATATTATTATAACCTGTTGTACCAGCTTTAAATACAATTTTACCACCAATTTCCCCCTGTGCTACATTAAAATAGGTTTCCCCATTAGGACTAACAATAAGCCCAACTGTTATGCGTCCTGGGAGGATTTCTGTAAAACCATAGACCGTTACGAAACTACGTTCATCTTCAAATTCACTTGATAAGGCGCCAGTCAGAAAATAATAGTATCCATCGCCTGGGTCCATTTTATAAGGCGTTTTGCTTAGGATAAACGAACCTGTTGTCCCTGATTTACTACATTTGGAATAGAGATACATAGCGTTGTCTTCGTCCAGCGGAGGTGATGTATAAGCCGACATATTCCAATATTTATATTCAGATGCGGCATGAGAAGAGGACAATTTAGATACACCCAATGTCATGTGTTGCAGAATCCCTGCCGGAATAGTGAATACTTTCGTTTGCTGGTTATATTTGAAATCTGGGATGATTTCTGACGGATTTGTTTTACTATTAACGAATCGGAATTGAAGACTTTCGTCCCCAACCAACATCGCCATTGTTTGGATTGTGATCGGGTTGATAGATGCACTAAACCCCGAAATGGCAGCTTCAAGCATAGATAAGGCTTGGACCGCGTCACGCCAGCGACGCTTGGTAAAAGACAAAGCATTGTTGTGCCGCTCTTCATCTTTGACCTCATCACCTTCCAGTTTGCCCAAGTCGGAGGAAAGGAAACCTGGTACTGGCGTATTTGACAGTTCCAGTTCCGGGCTGTGAGGGTTATTGATATAGTCCTTTATGCCAATGATCCGGATCGGCAAGCCGTTCGGCTGGAACTGCGTATCGCTAAACAGAATATAACTACCCGGTTGCAACTTGCCGCCTACCTCCAACCATTTCTTCTTGGCCCAGATGCCATCAAGTTCGCCAGTAAACGTAAAGTTTTCCTCTTCCTCTTCATACATATATTGGACAGCCTCCCGAAACATATCCCAGGAAGCTCCTGTTTTGGTTGTATTGTCGCATACATAGGCATCAGGAAGCGATATGTTGAATATGGCATATGTGTCACCAATGGCAGGCTTGAATGTATCATTGGGCATGATCGTTCCGTCAATTTCTTGTGGCACAATTTTAAACCTGCGCTCTGTATGGACATAACCAGTCAAGGCATCATCTGTTTGTTCAATATCAAATTCCTTTCCGGCCATGATTCCGCTTTGGAAGATGATCGTTGCTTTTTCTCCCGCAATCCGACATTGGGAATAATCTAAAGCAGCAGGAATAGTGTTGTCTTTGATGTCATAAAAATTCTTTTCAACATCTACCACAATGACTTCGCTAATCGTTCCCACGCGCGACGGATAAATATTGGAAGCATCGTAGCCATCTTCATTGTATGTTGTCAACTCACGATCTGCACGTGTGATAAACATACCATCGGCATCGGTTTTATAACGGCGTCCCTGATATTCTAACTCCTGATTTTTAGGGAGTAGTAGAGAAGTACTGCCGTATTTGGATGAATCGATATTCCGTTCACCACCTTGTACATATAATATAGTAACTGGGGCTTTTTCGCTTGATTCTGGCGGCCGAGGCCTGTTTTAAAGCCGTTGCCTTTACCGTAGCTTAACGGAAGCGGATCATCTTTGAAACGCTCTACTTTGCCGAAATTGATAGTCTTGTTTACAAATTCAAATTCAGTATTGTATTCATCGGATATCCTGTTAATCACTTCCATACAGGTTTCGTGATTGAAGGCTATTACCTTTTCGCTTGCTTCAATACAAGTTCCCAGCGTCCAACCACTGTCATGCAGGTTCAAGTTGTCGATAAGAAGTTGCATGAACATACGCGGTTTAGCTGTCAGTGGAAACTTCAATTTATGAGGCTTGCCGGAGAGTAACTTGTATTTCGTCCGGTTCAGCAATTCCCACCATCCACCAAACACGACGGTATATTCCAGGTTGCGCTCCCCATGTTTGGTCAAGTTTTCCGGCTTCCAGAGTGTATAGCGTTGCCCTTGAAACTCGATATAACTATAGATCGGTATTTCAACATGATCCGTGAGGGAGAAGTAAAGATATACTTTATCACCTTGCTTGATGGCCCGGTAACGATAACTTGTATCATCAACTGGAATGTCAAGAATTACCTCATTCTTTTTATCGTATATAACCATTGATTTATATATTATATTGTCTTTAATACCTACATTTGTACGGCTGTATGAATAGCCACCCTCAATTTCCTTTTTATAGGGGAGTTACGCTGTGAAGTGAAGCTCCCCCTTGATGTTACCTTATTAGTAGTATTTCAGAAAGCTGAAACTACTCGCATACTTCCTTTCGTTACACGGCTTCCGGTACTCGTTTTCCAAGTCATGGGCTTCTCTTTCAAACGCAATAGCATAATACGCTTTGTCATGAGCTTCCTTCCACTTCCTGCCCTTCTGCCTGGCAAGGGTGATAAAGAACCAGATCAGGTACTCTATCAGGTACCAGGCATAATAGAGTAAAAGCGGGATAGCGATAAGCGCCAGCATCCACCAGCCGAATTTGTCAAATGCGAAGCAGGTGAACACAATCCCTAACGCGAGAGCCAGGCCGGCGGTGAATAAGGTTTGATACTGCTCCACGTGAACAGCCTCATGATACTTCGTCCGACTGGATAGTTCAGAATGTTCTGTGAACACTGCCCCGAAGAGCATAACTGTTGCGAAGTCGGCCAGGAATGTGACGATCTTCGCGATCTTACTGTTGTAATAAATCTTTGCCATATAAGTTTGTTTTGTGCCGGTTGCCCGGCGGGTTAATTAATGCCTAATAATTCCATCATCTTGGCTACCTTCTCTTCCAGTGCCCGGTAGTCGGATAGTGTGACCTTTTGAGGCTGATCCGGTTCGTCTGCCAGTTCTTCGTCCGGTAGCTGCTCTACAGGTTCGTCGGGTAAGAGTTCCGTAACTTCATCGAGTATTACTTCGTCCTCGACAGGAGCGTCGATCTCTTCAAAGTGTTCAGGGAGTTCCAGCAAGGGGACTTCCAACTTTTCACCATTCAGGTAATAAGTATAGCCGAGATATATTTCTTTCCCGAACATTACCTGATCCGATATACGGCGGAAGACTTTACCTTCTTCCGCTGTAATGTGTCTACTGTTCAATTCATCTGTTTTCATGCTGTTTCCTCCTCTAATACTTCATCGGGAAAATCTGTTGCAAAATCACTCATGGGTTTAATACGGGCTGCTAATGCGGACCAATTGGTTGCCGTTTTATAGGTGTCGACGGATTCATCAGGGACGTAGATTGGACAATTATTTGTATTATAAAAAGTAGAAGTGTCTATAGTTGGAGGCGTTATTGTGATTGCTTTAATATATTTCAGACTTCTACAACCATAATAAGTTTCAACGCCGAGATCGCTAACATTAGCTGGTATAACGACTTTTGATAATTCATAGCAGTTCTTATAAGAATAAGAAAAGTTATTTATTTCAGTACAATTATCAAAAGTATCTATATATACAGTTTGAAGATAAGGGCACAAACCCATAAAAGAGCTAAAATTCTGTGCTTTCACACATTTATCCAACAGCCCTTTTGCGTAGAAAAGGAGGCGTTGGTTGTAATAGAAACAGCTTTTGAAATCTTGTCGATTTATATCATTTTCAAACACTAATCCAACATATCTCGTCTCACGACATTGATCAAAAGAAATATTATTGATTTTACTATTACCGATACTCCAATAAGCGTATAATGAATACCGCCCACCGGATGCTTTTGTTATGTTTTCACAATTAGAAATTTCTACTTGATATATTCCTTTAGAAGTATAAGTATGTTCATACGACGAACTGGTACCTTTAGCAATATCACTACTTCCATCCCCCCAATTTATAATATAATCGGTCGTAGTCGATATAATGTATATATCGGCAACACGATCTCCTAAATAGGCCATTTGGATATTCCCATTCTCTTTTGGTTTAAAAACAATAGGGTTTAAGAATAAAGAAACATTTACTGAAATAGCAGAAGTCCCTATATTAATTTCACCTATATAATCCAAACAATTAGGGTGTGTCACTGTATAACTCAATGTCCCCTTCCCCAATAGCAATATACATTCTCCATAAAGATTTGTAATCGCTTCTTTTCCGTCGCAAGAAACCGTAGCACCTTCTACTGAATTTGAAAGATCATCTTTCACTATAAACTTTACTTCTACAGCGGCATAGACTTCTACTGTATGTGTTGTGTCATTGGTAATGGCCGCAAAGGAGAAGGTATTCCCTGCATATCCAGCAGCTTCTACAGTTCCCTCCACAGCTTCCCCGCCTCGCTTTAATGTTACATAGCCATCTGCATCTGTGACGTAAACATCATTACCAATTATTACGCGCGCATTTTCAATATATAGATTCTGATTATAAACCTTGACGCGGATTTTTCGGAGGGGAATATAGGTAATACTATATGATTGCGAGCGCGTGCCAGCAACAAGGTATGTATCTGAATAGTCTTCGTGATTGTCACACCTGAAAGTGAACTCAATAATTGAGTCATCATCTGCCGTCACCTTGTACGTCGTTTCACTGACCTTTACAGCCTCAAAATTGCACTCAAACGTAGAGTTTGTGATAGTCTTCGACTGCGAAGATGAGAACGTAAACGTCGTCACCGTCGGTGCCTTCAGATTCGTGTAGGTTACCTCCAACTCCGGGAATGCCGCCCGGATCGCGGCTAATTTATCCTCGACAGCCGTCACCGCATGGAACTTACCCGTCACGACAGCCGTCGCAACGTTATTGCCCTTTTCGTCAACCCCACCGAGCTTGATCAGCTTGTACAGGATGTCAAGGTTAGCCCCTGTAGCATTGAGATCGATTAGGCGGACACGGCTCAAAGCAGGATTCTTCATTGACAAACATCTATCGACAACCGGGAAGATGTTCACTCCGGGCGTGCTCTCGCTGATGATCGTAGATAGCTTTTCGACGCCGGCCAACTCAAAAAATGCATCTAACAACTTCGGCTGATTCTTCAGTGTTAAGTTCGTGATAGTGCCAGGCAAATACAGCTTAGCCAGGTTACCACCTTCCGGAAGGTTTACAGCGGTGATCGCCGTGCCCTGTGCGTATATCTCTTCGATGTTCGTACAGTTGCGTAGCTCGATCGGCTCGGAGTACTCCGGACAGTTACGGACGTCCAATTTCTTTAACATACGGTTCGTTCCGATAGACAGACTACGCAGATTCCGGTTCTGGTAGCCTTCCACCCCAGAGCCGACGATTAACTCCTTCAACCGGCTCATCTTTGATACATCTACAGTACCGGGATACAGCGGCGAGAGGTCACCCAGAGAAGCGATCAGGGATGCGCCGTATATGATCGTTTCCGTGTCGTTAAACTGCATGTTTTCCGGGGCCGTCATTGTCTTTGTCTCGTTAAAGCCTACACGTTGAGACTTCGTCACTGATCCCCACTTGACATTAAAGTACATCGCATTAAACGCCGTCAGTGTGAGGTCGGCACAAGGCTCTACTCCTTCCCAAACGGCCGGAGTATAGGTTCTGAACACAGCAGTATCACCCAGGATCGAACCGGCTAAGAATTTACTATCGAGGTACAGAAAGCGATTTTTCCAAATCCATTTACCGTACATCTCACGCGATCCCTGAAGAGCGTACAGGTAAGCCCCTGTCTTGATCGTCTGCGGGTTCTCATGCGATTGAGAGTAATCCAAATAACCCTCAATCAAAGGCTGCTCATACTTGTAATATCCGTCCTCGTTATAGATAGCTTCCGACCACTTACCAGCCTGGCGGGTATAGAGGTAGTCCATGAGCTTGTCGTAAGAGAGGATGTTTCGTTGACGCATCGTGTAGTACATCTCCCGTATTTCGTCGGCAAAGGCTTCCTCTACAAGCTTCCACAGCTCACTGTCGGCACCGTTCCAGACATTCGCGCCGTTCACAGTATCGTGCGTTTCGACGTTATAAAGCAAGGCTATCAGACCTTCGTTGTTGATCGGTAACAGGGTGTCATTATCGTACAGGATAAACAGCCACAACTTGCCACGGTAGCGCGTCAGGAACATGTTCTTTGCGCGCTGGTCGGTCATGCCAAATACCAAGGTAAGGAGCGCGTAGATAACGAGCATATCCTTGTCGAAATATAGACTGTATTCCGCCTTAAACTTTGCCGGGTCACCTTTACATGAGACTACCCAATCAAATATTTTCTTCACCTCTGTGATGTCGGCACCACCGTCCGGATAACGCGCCTCGATTGTTTCCTGCCACTTCGTAAAGTCTGCCGACTTGAACAGTGCCAAGTCGGAAGTGTTGTTCAGGAACTCCCAACTCTCGTCACCGTCCTTGAAACCGAATGTGTTCTCTGCAGCCTTGTCTGTGTTAAGGTTTACCTTGCCAACGAATACCGGCTCACTGTCCGGGGTAGCCTTGTGGAACAATACACAAGGTTTGCCGGCAACCGTCGTACGGGTCTTAGGATCTTCCTTCTGCGCTTCGGTTAAGAAGCCCATCTCTTTTAACATCCAGTCGGCGTAATTGGCTACACCTGTATTATGCGTACCGGATGATTCGGCAAAGTCCGTTTTGATACAGAATACCTTTGCCGGCAGAACTTCGTCCGTTACTTGGAACATTTCTGCCTGTTCCCCGCTCTCGATGTATGTCAGACCGTCGATAAACTCAAATTTGTAGTTCTTTCGAGGGTAATACTGCGAGCTGGTCCCCTGGACGTTGTTCTTTACGTTCGCCCACCAATTCAGTACACTATTGCCGGACGAATAGTAGTATATCTTATTCGTCTTCTTGTCACCTTTGTATTGAGGGAGATCACCCTCAAAGACAAGGCAGTCGATGCGCTCGTTCACCTTCGTGAAAGAGACATTTCCATAGGCGTCGTAAATATCGTTCTTATTGAACACTTCGACTTTCTTATCGTAATCGTCGATATCCGCGATGTAGTTGTTCAATAGCTGATACCGGTTCAGGTTGTTGTTGTATGACCGGATAGCGTAGATGTCGACTGTCGCATCTTCCCCGCCGATTGTGATACCGACAGGGCCGGCCTGCATGAAGTTATCTGTCTCCGGGTATTGGAACGTTTGAGATTTGATGCCGTTTACATAGATAGACAGTAGCCGGTTGTCCGATCTTTTCTCTGTCACGAATGCAAGGCGAATGCGTTCTTCGTCTTTAAACTTCGTTTCGATATCCGACTGTTCCGATTTGATTCGTGCCGTCTGGGAGGTGATAAGAATACCTCTTTCGCCGGACCAACAGGAGATAACAGGTGTGTCGTAGTTATACACGTCACGCACAAGGAACTCGACCTCTACCGTTTTACCCGTAGCGCGGAAATCCTTTTCAAATAGCATCAGAGGAATAACAACCTGTGCCCCGCCGTTCACGCGCAGGCAGGTACTCCCGGCATCGTCCGTCACCCAGCCGTTTGTTTTCCAATTAAACCCGGACATCGTAGAAGAGATATCGCCGGACTTCCATTCGTCTTTATTATTGTCGCTGTTGGAGCGGTTCTGTGACGTCAGATACAGTTCCAAGTCTGCCGTCTCCGGCTCCACGATCACGGCTGCTTCCGTCACATCTAAGTTAAACGTCTTCGACACGCTGCCGGATGCGATCTTCAGGACCAGCGCACCCGGCTTAGTGATCCGGTAGGTCCATGTCTGTAATGTCCGGTCAACGGTCTGTTCCGACAGGATTACTCCGTCGACGGACAGGGTGACGGCGGCGGTAGAAGCCGCCGGGTTGTAAACGACGAACGGGATAGACAACCGGTCATACTGTTGCGCCGTCACCAGATTGAAAGACGAAGCGACAATGACCGTATTATTCCCTGTCGTAACACATATCAAGTCATGAGCCAGCTCGTTACTGCGAACCTCCACGCCGTTGACCGTCGCCGTCATGTAGACAACAAGACGGTGTGCGCCGTGAGATTGTGCCGGGATCACCTGGGAGAGCTGGCGGTTGGAGTCGGTTGTTTCCTTCGTCGCGATCTCTTTGCCGTCGAGCACGAAGTGTACTGTCTTAGCGATAGCCCCGACGGGCGTGTACCGGTAAGTTATCTCTCCTGTGTTGACCAGAGTATCGTCGTAACTGTCCGCCAACGAGAGGCTGATAACCTCGACCGTATAAGCCAGCGAACGAGATTGCCCGGTGCTGTCCAATACCGTAACCTTAACCTTGTTCGTTCCGATGACCAGCCACTTGCCCACATCGAAATAGTTATCTCCCTGCGTGATTGCCTGTGTTGCTACTTTTTGTGAGTTGATAGTGTAAGTCGCCGTACCGTCACCTGTCTCCGAGCCATCATCTGCGTAGATGGACGTAAAGTTATAGCCAATCCGGACAGATGCGCCGGACACGGTGGACAGTAAAGTATCAGTAATAGATTTCACTTTACAAGTGATTCCGGCTGAACCGCCTCCGCCACCGGTTCCAGAACCGACAGGAATAGGATCACCGACCGGAACACCGTCAACGGTCAAGTATAACATATTCTCTTCAGCATACCCGCCGTCTACCTTGCCTTCCTCCAATGCGGTAATACGACTATCGTATTTAGAGACCTTGCCAATCTGCTGCTGGGCAAACTCGCCCTGTTCCTTAGCAAAATTTGCCTGTTCCTCGGCTGCCTTCGCTTTCAAATCTGCATTCAATGCGGCGGCGTTAGCCTTACCTGTCGCGGCCTCGGCGTCCGTCTTGCTTTTCGCAAACTCTTCCTGACGCTTCAGTTCTGCATTCTGACGTGCTTGTTCGGCCGCCTGCCACTGAGAATAACTATCTCCCCATTTCACATAGTCGTCGGAAACTTCTGCCTCCAACTGACGAAGGTCAGTCATTTTTTTATTCGCATCTTCAGTTATTTGCGCCATCTTACCGTCCGCATCTTTCGCCGCCTTATCCGCTTTTCCTGCCGCGGTGTTGGCGTTCCCGGTTGCTTCGACCGTCTTTTCGTAGGCGGTTTGCACGTAACTCAAATCTAACTGTACGCTTGTCTTTTTCCCATTGATAAACTTATAACCGAGGGAGACAAAGCCCACCAAAGATGTGGCAGGCGTCATTTCTGATATCTTGATTCTCTTCTTTGCCATATTATTTCATGTCGATTAAATATTCACCATCTTCAGTTTCAATAAATTCCCCATCTTCGGAGGCAAGCAGGTATTCCGTTTCCCCAATCCGGAACACAGTAAACACCAACGTCAAGTTAAATTCGACAACGATCCTGTCAGCCAGGGACAGAACTTTGAAACCGGAACTTTTCTTGTAATAGCAGGGATATTCTTCGCTGGTATAATCCCAGTAAAACCGTCGTTCATCCGGTTGGATCAGATCATTGAAGAAAGCCGTATAGCATTCCCAGAACCTTGCCAGGTTAACGGCGCTTAAACAGCATTTAAGCACCGTTTCTTTGCTGTTGAAAACGACGTGATCCGCGTCGTAAAGCTGGCCGTCCGAGGTTGCGAAAGAACGGGTGAGGTTCTGTTTTACGGTCGGAGACTTTAAGAGGTCATCCCAACCGCCGATTATCTCTATGCCATATTCCGAAACTGGTACATCATCTATCTCATACTCCGAAACCGGAAGAGTAAGGCCGCTGCCGGAAACTACGGTATAATCATCCGATCGGCCAGGGAAGTCGTCTGCGAACTTCAGGCTGAAGGTCACAGCGCGGTTATAATCCTTGTTGGCAGTCTGGGTAAGCAGGCGCAGCCGCCAGTCTTTTGCCAGCTCCGTGATCCGGAGCGTGTGATATCCCGGCTGACTGATCATATAGATGAAATCAGATGCATCTACACGATCACAAGCAAATGATATTGTCACCTCTTTTGCCTCCAAAACAGGTGCTGTGAGGTCCACTTCTATGCCATCCTCTTCCGGCCAGTCGTTCGCTTCAGGCTCTTTAAGGGCCGGGAAGCAAAGCAGGTCGTTATACCCTCCGCCGGTGATTACGACACCGTAGCGGGCGTAAATGTCAATGTCATCTATGTAAAAGGCTCCTATCATGGTTTACGCATTAAAACTCCGTTATTGACCATTGAGGTTATACCGTTCCTCATCTCTTTTATATCCCGATCAATGCCATCCAGACGGCGGCAGTAACGGGTATTCTCTTCGATCTGTATCCACTTCTCAGCCGCTTGGTACAGGATTGTACTTATGTTGGTAGTATTCTTGTCTATATTGGATGTGATATAAGTAAGCGCATTGACACTACCCATGAACTCGTTAAAGCTGTCCTGGCTGACGGATTGGATACCTTTTGCAACGGCAGAGCGTGTAGCGTCTTCTGCCAGACTCACGCCGGTGATCTTCTCCATTGCTTCCGCTTCCTTTGCGGCGCTTTCGATGATCTTGTCGTACTGCTTGCGTAGCTCTTCGATCTTATCCGTTGTCAGGCCATTTTCAGAGGCTTCTGCAAACTTCTCATACCATTCTTCTAAGGGAGCTTCCAGGTATTTCATCTGGATCGCTTGCATCATGGCGTTTCGCATCAACCCCCTGAAGTCATCAGCAAAGTCTGCCGCAGAACGTTTACCGTCCAGGAATCCTTGCGCGATGCTGTCTGATATGGCGGAGACAGTCGTTCCGGTCCAGCTTTCTTTCATCTCTTCGTTAAGCTGGTCCATCATTTCGACCACGTTCGCACCTTCCTCCTTCAGGGCTTTCAGGCGTTCAAAAAGGGTTTTGGCGGCGCCATCCAGTTTGTCCTGGGTGTACAGGCTTTCAATCTCTTCGTACGACTTACCGGCGAGGCTGGAGTACTCGTTCCAGGTTTTTGCCTTACGGAACCAAGTGCCATGCTTGTACCCCGTCCCGGAAATATAATCTTCGCCCATCAATTTGCCCCAGACTTCCTGGTATTCGCGATTGATAGCCGATTGTTGCAAAGACAGTTCCTTCTTTAACCGTTCCTGGTACTCCAGAGTCGTTTCGCCGATCTGCTGCTGGATACGGAGGCGTTCGCGCAGGATGGCATTGTATTCCATCTCTTTGCTATAAGTATCGACAAGGCTTTGTAAGTATTCCTGTCGTATCTTTTTGTTCTCCTGAAGACGTTTGCCTATGCTCGAAATAAAGCCGGTTACTCCGGAAACAAGGCTGGCGATACCCTGTATGATGTTCCCGCTCGATATCTGAGCGATCCCGGCAGCGATCCCGGCAGCAGCCTGGGCGACATCAGCAGCAGTCTGTACCACATCGCCCAGCTGACTGTCGAAAGTGGCGGCCATATTGGCGCAATCCTGAAGCGAGGAGGCTACAGCTTGCAAATCTTGTGGCAGGCGGCTGTTGCTCTCATTTTCTGCCGACCGGATACCCTGCTCGATGTTGTCCAATAGGGCTTTCATTTCCGGAGAAAGTGTACCTGCAATCTTTTTCCATTCTGCAACAAACTTCTTTGCCTCTGCAATGGCCTTTTTTAAAGTCTCACGGGATATCCGCTCCATATCGCCGAATAAAACCTGCGTAAAGCCGGAATTTTCAGTGAGCATAGTAGCCAGTTCTACCTGATAGCTGTTCGTCCGGGCATCCATTGCCGCGCTATATCGCTTTTTGTCGTATTCGGTGGTGGCTGCCTGGTAGGCTTTATTCAGGCGGCCCATATCCGTCTGGTAGCTCTTCTCCAGGCTGGTCATCTTCACGGTAAAAGTCTGGTAGTTCTTCAGCAGGTCGTCCAGGTTCTTCTGCTGTTCCTCCTTAACATCCTTGATAGCAAGGTCTATGATGATGCGCTTCTGGGGACCTTCCTTGCTGCTGTCCTGGTTCATCAGGCGGCGGAGCTTCTCCAGGTATTCGGCATACCCGTCGATATCCTGTTTATAGAGCTTCTTTTTCTCTTCGATGCTCTGCTTGAAAGCGGACGCATCGAACTTCGGGGCTGCCTCCTGGCGTGTCTTTTGGAGGTAACCCAGCATAATATCGTCGTCTTTTGTCCGGTTCGTTTTGCTTTGTAGTTCATTTATTTTATTCGACAGGTAGGCAATGAAATCGCCGCCTTTTGCCTTCAGGTCCTTAAAGGCTTCGTCTGCCGCTTCCTTCCCCATGTTGCGCTCGTATGCATACAGGATGGCGTATTGCTCTTTATAGAGCTTTACTTCCTCTTCGAGCTTTTGCAAGGCTGTTTTCTTATTGGCTCTGGCCGTTTCGTTCGCCTGCTGTTTGATAATGTTGCTAAGGTTGGTAGATACCTCGCGGGACTTGCTGTAATACTCCTTTGTTACGGTCAGGGCGTCGGTAAAGTAGGAGCGGAATTTAGCTTTCTGTTCGTCGTCCCAACCTTTATCCAATCCTGCAGTTATATCATGGATGGCATCAATCAAATCATGTTGCTGACCAAGAGTCAGTTCTCCTCCTTTTGCTAAGATGTCAAAATACTGATTTGCGAGCTTCATCTGTTTGGGAAACTCTTCTGAAATCTTGATAAAAGTATGGCTTTCTTTTTCTTGAAAATTATAATAGTTTTCAGCTAAAGGTGTAAGTTTTAGGTTTGCATTTTCTTTTTCAAGTTTTAATATCTCTTGACCTATTTTTTTCCGTTCATCAAATGTTTTATTTACATCCATTAATTGAGTACGATATTGCTCAATTGCGGCTGCATTAGCCAGAATAAGTCCGTTATTACGCTCCTGCAATTTATTGATTTCAACCTGCTTAATCGCAGCCTCTTCGTTCAGTTTGGCATAAGTAGTTTGGTTAAGTTGTAAGCTACGAAAAGCAAGTGCACTTTTATTAGCAGCATCTATATCTCCTGTGATCAGATTATAAAAACCTAACACTGATTCAGTCAGCATTTTTTTACGTGTAGAATAGAGGCTTTTGAAATATTCCATTTTAGCATTCAGCTTAACTGTAGCTGATTCGCTGCCTTCAATAGCGATCTTTAACCCATAAAATAAAGCTGTCAAACCTCCGATAAACAATCCAATACCAGAAGACATAAATGCTTTACCAGCAGAGAACAGTTGCCGTAATTGAGAAACACTGCTACCTATTGGTCCTGGTATTTGTTCTAATGCGTCTGTCAGGTTTGCTGATGAATTTTTTGTTTCTTTTAGGCTACTATTTACATTTTTCAATTCCCGATCCAACTCCCGGATACGATTCAATAGCCGTCCGCCAATCTTTTCGTTTTCACGTTCTTCTTTGTTCAACCGGCTATATTCTTCCCTAAGTAAGTTAAGAGTAGTCTTTTTTTCTACTAAAGAACCTTTCACGGCTCTATTCAACTGTATTTCACGTTCAAGGATACGGTTTGCATCAGAGGCACGTTGTTTTAATTCTGCCTGTTGTACGGCCAGACGCGATTGTGCCTGTGCGTATTCGTCACTCGAAATTGCACCTTTCTTGAATTTCTCATAAAGAGCTTCCTGGGCAGCCTCGTTTTGCTGAAGTTTTTGAATAAACCTTTGTAAAATAGTCGCGTTAAGTTTGGCACTGTTACTTAATCCGTTAAAAGCGTCATTACTATTACCTAACAAACGTTTAAAGGACGTATAGCTTTCATCGCCTACGCCTTTAATGGCAAGTTGAACCCTTGCCAGTTCTTTTTCGATATCGCCTTTTACAATAAATTCAAGTTTGATAGGTTCCATGTGAAATTGTTATTACTTTTGTGATTTAAGACTTTGTTGTATGAAAAAGATATTGCCTTTAATAGTAGTTATTGTATTACTAATGTCTTGTAATCGAGTAGAACCGATACAGTCATTAAGCCAGCTTGAGCCTGCATTGCGTAAACATGTCGGGAATCCAAGTAAAATTGATACTGCATACAAAGGAGACATTCTTCCATTTAGTGGTATTCGTTACGAATATGATTCCGTTCCGGAAGTTAAATTTGAAGACCTTGTTGAATTTCTATCCAAAGCATACAATACAAAACCCGTTATTACTGAAGACTTTCCACGACGTCGAGCTGAATTCATCCCCCTGAAAGATCATTCTGGGGCTTATAGGATTCAAGTTAATGATTATTGGGATGGGGATGTAAAAGAACGCCAATTAGGCTTTGCTATCATTGACGTTAACAATGAACTTATCCCCCCTTCTTCCCAAACACCGCAAACATCTGTTCCTTCGAAGTGATCCGGATCGGTTTGTCCTCTTTTTTACTTATATACCTGGGGGCATCCGATAGCATCATGATGAGCGTGGCATACGGTATCTTGCGTATGTATTCCAGGCTCCAACCTGTATCTTTTGCGATCTGGTAAATAAGTCCGAAAGGGCTATGAGAGCTTTCGAAATGCCCTTTAACTCCCTTTTCATCCTGGCTCAGATCGGTATCTTCGGTTTCGTTATCCTCATCCCCGACATCGACCTGATATAGTTGGAAAAATCGTGTGCCCCCGAAAGGCTGGATACCATTGTCCAAAGTTCCATCATCTGCCGGGTGTCCAGATGCCGGCGGAGAAAACGCGCCAGCAAGCGGTTCCGGATACCTAATGGCGTACAATACGACAAGATGCCATAGGCTACGATCCGGCTGGCCGGTACCATACACTCGTTTATCATCAAGTGAGCTTCGTCCAATGTTTCTGGTTCCAGCGTTGTAGCGCATTGCTTCATCCTAAGGTACAAGCCGGATATCTTCCAAAGCGTTTCACTATCCGGGCGGCGTACTGTCAGCGTGACTACCTTTTTCCCCAGCTTCCGAAGCAGCCAGGGCGCAGGGATAGGTACCTGCACCCCGTGATCCAATAGAGTTTCAACGGTTTTAATCTCCGTTTCCACGGCCTGTTGTTCTGTCAACTGCTGTTCCATACTCCGTTATCCTTCGGAATTCACTACTTCTTTGACACCGATTGTCATAGGGGCTTCATCTGCTTTTGCAGGCAGTTCTATGATCGCGCTGATCTCGATCAGGGAGATGTCAGTCGTCTTGTTCGCAAACTTACGGACACCGTAACAAGTTGCCGCCGGGATCTGGATCGGGATGTCGAACTCTGTCATCAGTTCCAGGCTGCGAGTTGTCTGGTAGTTTCCGCGCGGGGCTTTCCACTGCCCGCTTACAATCTCACCGCCCATCCATTCTTTCAGGTTCTCGTTGTCCATCGGGACAGCAAACTTGAAAGTAGTGCCGGCAGCACTGTAGATCGTCAGGAACGGATAGCGCGCGCCTTGCAGGAAGTGCTTCACGACTTCGCCGTCTTCATCCTGAAATTCGATTGATTCCTTGTAAGGCAACAACTGCTTGGCCAAGGCATCCGACATACCGCCATCGGCGGCAGGTTCGCCATGTTTTACCAGCTTTACGCCTAAAATATATTTTGCCATTTTCGTATAAATTGAAAGATTAATATTGTCATAATACCTGTTAAAACCCCGGTTAAGTAGCATTTAAGCGTAAATTCGGGGGGCTTTAACTGTTCTTGTAACTCGGCATTTTCTTTCATCAGCCGATCTATTGTTTCTTCGTACGTATAGACCAGATACTGCAAACTGTCACAGGAGGCGGAAGCCTGAATATTCCCGTTGTTATATGACAGTTTCAAGTTTGCCTGTCCGGATTTCTTTTCGTATGCCGCACCGGGCGGCAGTTTACGGAGGCTGTCCATCGGGGCAGTCAACTCCGCCAGACTCGACGGGATTGTCGCGAGGGTAACGGAAACCTTTCGATTCCAAGTCAGGCTGTCTGTTACGTTGATGCTGGAGGTTCGCTTTGTACTCCTGCAGCTTGTAGCGAGCAGGGCAATCATAATAATGCTTGCAGCGTACCAGCTGATAGAGCATCTCTTCCAGAGCAGACAATTTTTCAAGAATATCCCTTTTTTCATAAAACTGCTTTAAAATAAGTTCATTATCACGTTCAGCCATGAGTCTGGAGATATCATCTTTATCCAACACGCTTTTTTTGCGTTTTGCTTTCAGATTGATCAGATAGTTAAACAGGGAGAATATCCCCCCGGTCCCCAGCATTGTCAATATGATATCCCAGTTCATTGCATTACTTTGAGTTTAAGAGAAATACAAATCCGCTTCCGCTTTGCGACGGCGGATCAGGCCGGCCAGGACCGTACCTTTCGATTTATTCCATTTCATAAATTCGCCCCGGATATTCGTGTTGAGCGGATTCGCTTTAACGCACTTCAGGAGGGTGGATTTCAGCAGGTTCCCGGTACCGCAATTGAACGTAAAAGAAACCAGGGCATCAAACTGATTCTGATTCACATGCGGGCACTCCCGGCCAACCACATCCTCAAACTTTTTCAAGTCTTCGGAAAGCAGGTATTCCGCCCGCTGTTCATCGATCACATCTCCCCGGCGAACGCCGGCGGTATGGCCATAGCCGATTGTCCACACACCAGCCGGGCAACGATAAGCCTCCAGGCGGAGACTCTCGAAGCTCTTTATCAGTGCTATTCCTGTGCGGCTGGTCCTCATGCCTTATCCTCCAGCAAAGCGATTACACCTTTTTGGTCGTCACGGATAATGTCGGCACCGAAGCGGGTAAACGATTCGATGATGGTACCGCCCAGGTAACCCGGAGCGTTCTCATTGACAACGGTACGAACCATACCTTCAGCACGGCAAACCATCTTTTCATGCCAAAATAGGCCGCCGGTCAGGAGGGTGTCTTTTACTTCGGAATCACCTTGCAACGGTGTCCCGTCCGCTTTGTACAGTATGCCTGAATGTCCTTCATCCGTAGTGCGAATGAAAATTTCAACTCCCAAAATGATACCCATTGCTCCGGTCTCCAATCTCGTGCTGTTACCGGTTTTGTAGTAATCCACAAATTCCGGAATCTTCAACAGGTCGGAATACTGGTCAGGGGTTACCATGCCGTACCATTTACCACCGAGACCCGATACGTTCATACGCATCATCAGGTTATGCAACGTCAGCAAATCATCCTTTGTCAAGGATTTGCGGTTAGAGGTCAGCCCCAGGATATTACTCTTACGAGCCTCTCCGGTCGTTTTCAGGATGTTCGTGCTCTTAGTCGGTGACCAATGATAGGCTGCGTATGCAGCAATCTTGTTGTTCATCTCACCGGCCTGCTGTTCCTGCTTGGTCTGGCGTTTGCTGTAATTGGTCAGCAGTTCACTCTGGGAATCGATCAACAGTGGCTGACAGTAGATCAGCGTCGTGTTATACGTTTTCTTCGTGTCGGTCGATACTTCGATTTCCAGCGGCAAGGATTTGGGTTTGCCCTCTTTTGCCTTGCTGATCGGGGTTTGCACCGGTTTTTCTACTGTTTCAGTAGTATCAGCCACACCGGTTTCGGAAACAGACTTTTTATAAAAGCTGTTGTCCGGGAAAATTTGTTTTTGCAGCTCTTTGGAATAGAGCGTTGTTCTGATTTCTGCCATATCTGTTAGTCAATTTGGATTGATTTGCCTGTCTGGACAAAGCCGCTGCCATCATAGACATACTCTGTGACGAACGTCTTTCCGGCTATACCAGTGATAGATTCCCCCTTTACACCCGTTCCCGGATTCAGCTTTTCTGTAGCTGTAGAGGTTGTTTTTACAATTACCCGCGCCCCCGGTGCCAGGTCGGGATCAGCGGTGAGGTCCAGGGTACGGTTGTCCGTAGCCACGACGGATGATCCGTCTACAATCGTCAGGTTATTGACGATATCAAATGCCTGAGCGCCGACGGCTGTCATAAGCAAAATAGTTGCTGCGCCAAACGGCCATTTTACAATAGGATTCTGCAATTCTTCCATGCTTTTACGTGTTATAAGCTGTTTTCGTAATCATCCAGCAACTTCTGAAACTGTGCCGGGTTTGTTTTCTCCAGTTCATCCAGGTACTTCGGATTGTTCTTTGAGTACCAGAGCCAATCGCGTGCGTCGGCCCCGCGTGCCGGGACTCCCTTCGCTTTGAGTTCTTCCAGGGCGGCGCTAAGACGGCCGGTTGCCTGAATTGTCGGGGTTACGGCCTTACCGTCCCCTGCCTTGCCTTCTTCACCTTCCGGATCATCTTTCACATCGGTTACCATTTCGGCAAACAGGTCGAAGTCGGCAGATGCCAGCTTCTTCATACGATCTTTGTTTTTGTCCGTAACAGTCCCATTCTTCACCCCTAAGGCGAGGTAATGATCCACCAGGCGGTTGTGCTGCTCTTCCAGTTTTACCCGGTTTGCTTCGATAGCGTCCAGCACCTGCTGTTCGGTCGCCGTTGCCGGCAGACCTAACTTTGCTGCAATTTTTGTCAAATCCATTTCGTTGTTATTTACAGGTTTATATTCATTCGCGATACGGGTTAAGAGTTCCGTAGTCGTGAGGTTTTTCAGTTCATCCGCCCGCTGGCTGGAAACGATTTCGTCAACCAATCCTTCCGCTTTTGCTTCGTCGGCCGTAAACCAGGTTTCGGCGCTCATCAGCGATCCGATCTTTTCCTTTTTGCAGCCCCGGCGGCTCAGGATCGTTTGCAGTGTATCGGTCAGGCTGGCGAGGGCTTTACGCATCTTGTCGTTCATCTCGGCGTCACTGTCGGACGGGTACGGGTTATGGATCATCAGTTTGGCATAATCCTGCATGCTGACTTTATCGGCGGCAATGGCAATCACTGCGGCCATGCTGGCGGCTATACCGTCAATATGCACATGGATAAACGCCGCCATCGTGCGCATGGCAGATACGATACTAAGACCGGATATCACGTCGCCGCCGGGGCTGTTGATATGCAGGTGTATTTTATCTACCCGGTCGTCCAGTGCGGCCAACTCCTGGGCGAACAGGTCGGCGTCGATCTGCCTGCCTATTTCGCCGTAGAGCCGCATTGTGGCTTCTTTCGTGTCTTTGTTAACGATGTCTACATACTTGTTCATAGATTAAAAAATTCGTGTTCGTTCGTAATTGATTACAGGGGCAAAGGAAAAGGGATAAGGAAGCGGTTCAAAACGAAATTCCAAGGATGACAATTTTTATTCTCATCCTTGGAACTTTATTTTTCGCAAGTGCTGTCCAACAGGAACTTTGCTGAAAAAAAGTACGCGAATATGAACGACAAAGAAGCTGCTTACATCCTGTTTAAAGAAGGCGTCTCCCAGCAGGAGATCGCCCGCATCCTGCAACGCTCCGAACAGACGATCACACGCTGGAAGAAGGACGGCGAATGGGACCAGAAGGCTACCGAGGACCTGATGGCCATGCAAACCATCCACGAAGATACCCGCGACCTGGTACGCTACCAGTTGGCAACCCTGCGCAAACTGAAGGAACGATACATTAAAGAAGAAAAAGAGGGTGGAGAACCGCATCTGATCAGCAAGAGGGACATCGACGGAGCGCGCGACCTGTTCAACATGATCAAAGTCAAAGAGGCCGATTGGACAACCCTTGTACGGATTGTCCGCCTGATCAATAAGTTCCTGAAAGACAACTATCCGACACTGGCACGCGACGTCGCACCGGCATTGAACGATTTCCTAAATGAACAGAGGGGAGGTATGTCATGAGCCTGGAACGTAACCTGACACCCAAAGAACAACGCGAGTACAACGAGTGGCTTGCCGAGATGCAGGAGACTGTCCGCCTGCAACCGATCGCACAGGAGACGGAAACGCAAAAGACGAAACGGATCGCCAGACTGAAAACGGATTTTACAAAGTTTTGCCGTTACTATTTCGAGGACTTTATGGATGCCGATTTCGGCTGGTTCCATAAAAAGGGAGTCAAGCTGATTGTCGACAACGAGGATATTATGTTTGTTGGCGAATGGCCGCGCGAACATGCAAAGTCTGTGGTCATGGACATCTTTCTACCCATGTACCTGAAAGCATTGGGGAAATTGACAGGGGTTGTCCTCTCGTCTGCGAATGAGAATAAAGCGGACGGATTGCTGGCTGACCTTCAGGAACAACTGATGTTCAATGAACGCTATAAAGCCGATTACGGTCCGCAATACAAATCCGGGAAATGGGATACTGGCCATTTCGTCACAAATGACGGGATCGGCTTCTGGGCATTCGGGCGCGGACAATCGCCGCGTGGCGTACGCGAAGCCGCACTCCGCCCCAACCTGATTATAACGGATGATATCGACGATGCGGAAATATGCAAGAATGAAAAACGCGTACAGGAGGCGACAGACTGGGTCCTGGGCGATTTATACGGTTGTGCCCCGACAAAGGGAAGCCGTTTTGTAGTCATCGGCAACCGTATCCACAAACGTAGCATCCTGGCGCACATTGTGGGCGACGTGGAAGAAGGCGATCCGAAAAAGGAAACGATTACACACCTGAAAGTGTATGCCCTGGAGAACCCACGTACACACGAAATGGACCTGTCCGAGAAAGGCGTACCGGCCTGGAAAGAACGTTATACCCGCCAGCAAATCCTGACTAAGATGGAAAATATGGGGCGCCGCCTGGCTCTTCGTGAACTCTTCCACCAGCATATCGTTATCGGCCGCATATTCCGGGAGGAACATTTGCCCTGGGCGGACTTGCCGCCGATCCAGAACTGCGAAAAGCTGATTACCTATTGTGATCCATCGTATAAGGAGACGAAGAAAAACGACTTTAAAGCAATTGCCCTGATCGGCAAGAACGGCAAATACTTCGACATCTACAAAGTCTTCTGCCGCCAGTGTACTACTCCCGAAATGGTACGCGGGCACTACGACCTGGCGGAAGAAGTTCCGGAGAACAAAACCTGCCCGCACTGGATGGAGGCCAACTTTATCCAGGATATCCACCTGAAGAAATACGACGAAGAAGCGGAACTGCGCGGTTACAGCATCGCCATCCGGGGCGACAAGCGCAAGAAACCGGAAAAGACAGAGCGCATCGAGGACCTTTCCGCCTATGCCGAACGCGGCCTGATCCGCTTCAACCGGGTAGAGAAGCATAGCCCGGACATGCAGGAATTGCGCAACCAATTCTTAGGCTTCCCGGATGCCGAGCACGACGACGGCCCGGATGCCGTAGAGGGTGGCGTTTATAAACTCAATAAACCGTCTATTGGCAAGAAAACAACCGCCCGCAGCGGCAAGTACAAACATAATTCAGCAAGGAGGGGATAACAATGATGAATTTCTTACAACAAAGCGACTACCGGACATTTATCAATCCGGAACTACTCAACATGCTCCTGGGCGGGGATGTGGATAAACTCGAAGAGGCCGAAGGCTATGCATACGGCTTTATCATGTCCAACCTCGCAGCACGCTACAACATGCAAACCGAATTTTCCCGGTCCGGGGCAGCCCGCAACCAGACGCTTGTTCGCTGGATGCTGTCACTGTCGGTCTATTTCCTGCACAATACGGTAGCCGATACGGATATCCCGGAGCGTGTTGCCAAGAACTACGACGATGTGCGCCGTGAGATCGAGGCGGTTGCCAGCGGTAAAGCGGCAACCGATCTACTTCCGCTCCAGAAGGACGGGAAAGTAAAAACGCGGTTCCGGTGGGGTTCCAGCCCGAAGCGCAGTCATAACCCATTTGAATAAGACTGTTTAAACACTGTTTAAACGTCCGAAATTTAAACTTTAAGTAGTATGAAGGCATCAACGTATATAAGAAACTTTTTTAACGCCGTGAAGGGCGCAAAACAAACCGGGCGCAAATCGAGGCTTTTAGCGAAACAACCCATAGACCGGGTAAAGATGGAAATCAGCAATCTGACCAAGGCGGTAGAAAACGCTCTCGATCCTGTGAACTCTGACCGGATCGACCTGCTGACCATGTATGAAAACTCATGGAAAGACAGCCAGGTGATAGCCGAGCGCGAAAAGGCGGAATCCTACCTGATCACCGAACCGTTTGAAGTGTTGGAAGGCGAGACGATGAACAAAGAGAAAACCCGCCTTTTCGAACGTCCCTGGTTCACGCACTTTATCACCATTGCCATGTACACAGACTTTTGGGAGTACACCATTGCCGAGTTTCAGGAACAGGACGAAAAGGGGGAGTTCACCGATGTGAAAGTTTTCCCGCGTAAACACGTGCGTCCTTTCGAAAAGCAGATTGTCCTGAATCCTTCCGACCGGGAAGGCATCTCATACGACGGTAAGGAATTTGATTTCTTCCTGTTGCCGCTGGGTGATCCTAACAATCCCGGCAAGTTAGAGAGCATCACGCGCGAAGTGATCTGGAAAACCTTTGCCCGGTCGGATTGGTCGGAATACAACGAACGGTTCGGCAAGCCGCTTTTGGACTTTGCTATCGATACCTCCAACGAAGAAGAGGTTAAAGAGAAGGAAGAAATGGCGAGCAATTTCGGTTCAAATGGCTGGATTATCCGCGATGTGGAAGAAGAGGTAAACATCGTACAAACGGCCAGCCGTGCCGGTGCGGAGAACTTCAAGGATATGGCGTTGTTCTGCGATGATCAGATCGCCAAGCTCATGAACGGCCAGACCGGTACCAGTGACGAAAAGTCGTTTGTAGGGGCTGCCGAAGTACACGAACGCGTCCTGGACAAATTTACCGAGGCCGCCTCAAACGTATCCAGGACATTGTCAATTACAAACTGTTCCCGTTCCTGCAATACCACGGTTACCCGATTACAGACAAAACATCCTTCAGTTTCCCGGTACTCAAACGTAAGGCGGAAGGTAATTCCGACATACCCCAGCAACCGAATAAACCGGAAGGGCAAGAAGAAACCGACGAAAAAAAAAACGACAACCGGCTGCCCGGCTGGCTTATGACTATGTAGGCAGCCTGATCCCGTTGCTCTCGCTTGCCGGATACCGGGATATAGACTTTAGCGAAAGCGTTGTCGACTTTATGCTGAAACGTCTGTTCAAAAAGAAACAGCCGGATGCGATATCGCCGGAGGTCTGGGAACATGAATACACCCAGATGGCGGAAGCCTCACTGATGGTTACGGTAAGACCGGTGTTGAATGGGGCGGTACCGACTGGGCTTTTCTTCAGAACCTTCGCTACAACACTGCCGTGTTCGATGCCTTCAAGTGTAATCAGGAGGTCAAAGAGGCAGCACGTTTGCTGACCAATGACGACGGGAGTATGAAAACTTGGGAGGAGTTCCGGCGCGATGCCCTTCGTGTCTGCGAGATGTATAACCAACGCTGGCTACAAACAGAGTTTAACCAGGCGCATGCCGCCGCCAAAGCGGCGCGTCGGTGGCAGGACTGCGAACGAAAAGCAGACCTGTACCCGAATCTCCGCTACATCGCCGTTCAGGACAAACGTACCCGCGAATCGCACGCGGCACTGCACGATTGTGTTATTCCGATCGATCATCCGTTCTGGGACAAGTATTATCCGCCCAACGGTTGGAATTGCCGATGCAGTGTGCAGTCAACAGATGATCCGGTCCGGATGCCGCCAGGCGTGCCGATCGTCCCGGAGATGTTCCAGACGAACGTTGGTAAGACGGCACAAATATTTGACACCTCACACCCGTATTATAAGGGTTTGACCGAGAAAGAAAAAGATCGCCTGTACTACTTTGTCCGGCAGAATATCCGTTCGGCCTCCGATGTGCTGAAGTCTTGGAATGAATACGAAGCATTAGGCATGGAATGGCAAAAGGATTATTTCAACGGGAATAATGGCGGCTACCTGGCTACGCACCAGCAGCGTATAGAAGCCGGATCAATCAATAAGAACGAACGCCTGAAGTATAAAAAAGAGGCGGAGATGTGCCGGGTGTTTGCCAGGAATGGTTATCGTGTGGAACATCAGGCGGAACAGCCGGGTGTCTCTTCACCAGACGTGGTTATAGACGGATTGCCTGCCGACCTGAAACGCTTGTCAAGCCATAACAATATTGTGCGCCATGCAGTAAAGGCGGTCCGGAAACAAGGGGCAAAAGTCGTATTATTGCAATTGGACGAAGAGACAAAACAGGTACATATAGAGCTGGATAAACTAAAAAAGGCAGGAATACATGCGCGTTATTTCTTTACAGGCAGGGAAAGAGAGATATACACTCTCTAAAAATAGGACACCCCGGCATTTCTGTCGGGGCGAACAGTGGTCCGAGCCGCCCGAAGCGTAACACAGACCCCGTTTCCTTGCATGGAAACGTGCTACAAATATAGGAATTATTCATTAATAATCAAAGATATGAACGAAAATATTACTGGCCCTACCGAGGCATTGATCAGCGCTTTCCAGAAGTTCATCCAGGATGATGCCCTCAGGATCGTAGAGACGGAAGCCCTGAACCACTTCCAGAACAGCTTCGTCAACCAGGGTTTCACGGATAAAAGCCTTGTTAAATGGCCGGAAAGGAAGATTCCCCAGCGTAAAGGTAAGCCGATCACCGGTAAGACGCTCGAAAAGTGGAAAGCCAAGGACAAAGGCCGCGCCCTCCTGATCTCCCACACCGGCGACACGAAAGGGACACACATGGCTAACAGTATCGTCGGCGAACGGGAACCCGGAAAGGTTACGATCATTGTAGACAAGCCCTACGCACAGGTACACAATGAAGGATTGCAGGCAGGACGCCCTCCGGGCTTTACGATGCCACAACGCCAGTTTGTTGGGCCATCCGAACAACTGGAGCAAAAAATACAGGCTAAGTTTGAAAAGGAAATAGATAAACTAATTAAAAAATTCTGATTATGCTTTACGAAACATTTGATTCCGTCCGGGAGCTGCTGAAAGCGATCCCACAATTAAAAACAGTACAATGGTATAACGCGCAGTACGATGGTATCATCTATGTGTCGCCGGTAGCCTTCGTCGAGTTCCCGGAGCGCATCCCGCTGGATCAGGTTGCCGGCTCTGTCAGTCGCGCCGACTTTGCCCTGCGCATACACATCGTTAGCGCCTGCACAGCCGCACAGGACGGCTCCATCAGTGACAACGTCATACAAGACCACGAAGCGATCGCCAGTCAGGTCCAGGATATCCTTCAGGGCAAACAAATCCGGATGGCGGGAAGCACGTCGACCAGCCTTGTGCCTTCTGGCTGGCAGCACTATCATAAATATAAAGGATGGATGGTGACTTTTGTCGATTTCAAAGGGATGGCGATACTGGATTAAAACAGGGACAACTGGCGTTTATCCTCTTCTTTCCGTTTCCGGCCGAACTTCAGCTCATGCTTGGCTGGATAGGAAAGCCAGCGGTTAAAGGTAGAATAAGAGATTACGAACATGTCCTTAATGATGTGCTCATATACATACAGCTGTGTGACACCATGCTTTTTATGTTCCAGCACGATGTCCTGTACCCTTACCATCTTGATCAATGTATTTCTGTTTGTATACGGCATAACCAAAACGAACTAACCTTAACGACGAACTAATCACAAAATAAAGGTCATAACCAATATGATACAAACATTTTGTTACTTTTCTTTATACATCCTCACTTTTGCGCGTGCCAACAGATGGAAGTTATAGCAGATCACGTCAGTTATAAATTAAAAAATCCGGTCAGTTTTTCTAATCGGGATTTTCTATCTTTGTAAAATAACTAATACAGACTCTTATGGCAGCAAGAACAGTAGAAAGTTTCATAAAAGGTGAACTTAGAAACTTGACTCCTCAATTAAGGAAACTCATAGAAACTCGTAAACTTACAGTTTACAATCGTACATATTGGGAAGCATTAGAAAAGTTAGCAGAAGAATATGGAGGAGTTCGTTCTATCAGGTTTGACCTTCTTGATAAAAAACGAAGAGGAAATGCCTTATTTTATCCTGACATAGATTGGATTGATGATTATTGGGCACAACCTCCAGTAGGAGAATACACTCACGAACAGGCACAAATACAAGTTTCAAAGATTCTACTATACCGTTTAAGAAGCCTCACATTAGTAGAAAAACAAGATGGAAATACTATCTAATCATAAACGGGCGCTACCTTGCGAGTAGTGCCCGTTTTTAAGTTATTCACATTTTTCGTGATATGAGTCTAATCTGATTCCATTTTTCCCAGACTCTGAACTCTTCCATATAGAAGTAGCTAATCTGAAGCAGAGATTTACACATTGTTTCATGATTATGTTAATCGCAAACTTAAAAAAGACAAACTACATGTTTCCTTTTGGGGAAATATTTATTCTTATTTAAGAATGCAATAGTCTTATAATCAGCATGAATATACAAAAAAGTGGAAAACTTTTCAATATCGTAGACTTTATTTATTAAATAATTTGGTGAAACAAAAACACCTCCTTACCTTTGTTTCAAAAGAAAGGAGGTGTTTATATGGAACTTTATTTAATGGCAATTATTTCAATTTGTTTTTGGGGAGTTAGTTACTGTTCAAGTAAAAACAAGAAATAAAAGCCAAAATCCAACTAAAAGGAGCTATTCGCAGTAGCTCCTTTATCTTTTGACAAAATTAGACTATTTTATCGACACGTAATACGGATAAAAGTTAATAAATATTATTCGACAAAGCATTTAGATGAGTATTATTCGACTGCCTAAGATCTTTTAAAATAATGATTCACGCCAGAATGAGGGTGAATCATTATTTTTTATTTTTTAGTTTGAATCAATAAATCATATAATCCTTTTGATATACGGTACACCATTATATCCCCTATAGAATGCCAAGACCTGTTATCGAATTTCATTATTGATACCCATATTTTCTGTTTAATCATACCTAAATCCTTCCAATATGTTTTCTTGACTATATAAGGCTCTCCGTTAAACATAAAGCAGTCGCCTTTCCTTAAGGCTGATAATTGTACTTCAGGTTCTTTGAACATATCTTCGTCCTGATTGTCTGATTTCTTCTTTTAGAGCGCCCATGTTATCTTCAATGTAGGCCTGGACTTCCGCATTACATTTGTTATTATCATATAGCCACATCAAGTATGCGGCCGGGACGTTTACCATTTTCTCGCCTTTGTATTTACCCCAGGGCATCGGGGAATTGTCGTTCAGTGTCATATTTTGTTTTTTAGAGTTGAATTAATAACATTTTTCACAAAATACTCCCCTGGGAGTATTGTACACACCTTCTCCTGGATTAATAACCTTTCTGCACTTTTTGCACTTAAGTCTTATGTCTAAAGGTTTGATAGCATCGTAATACGAAAGACGTTCTGTATTAGGTATTCCATCTACAGCTATATCATTCAAGTCTATGCCTTTTTCTTTTGCGACATTTGCGCCTGTATCGATTACATCTATCCAAGAATTAAAAGCGTTGATCATATCTCCTTCTTCGTAACAATAGAACCTATCAGGAAATTTTTCTAACTCTTCTTTAGTGATAGGTCTTTTTAATTCGAAAGATTCAAATTCAATCAGTTCTCTTAGTTTCCCGTAAAAATGTATAGCATCACTACTTATCCCTCTGAAAGAAGTTATTTCTATTATTGCCTTTGGCCGATTTATTTTATTTTTCATAACTCAGTTTTTTAGTCATTCATTGATCTTTTGCCATTTTATGATGATCTTATTTGTTTCATAAAATTCATCATCTTCTCTCAAATACCATTTACCATTAATCTGGCTATATACGCCTATAGCATAATGGAATATATCGAATTTTATTTTAACGACAACAATCTCTCTATGATCCGGTAAGTCATCGGGGTTTGCTGCCAAATCATGCCAAGCATAATCTTTTTTTTGTATTTCAATGGCCTTTAACGCGTGATACTTAGATACAGCTTCATAATCGCCCGAATGATCGGAAAGCTTTGCACTATTACTTTCAATGTAAATTTTAGCCTTATTTGTTTCCATTATTGTTAAACTATTGAATCATAATTCATGAAAGCATACACTCCCGCATTGCATAATACCGCTATAATTAATTCACGGTCACCCTTTGCTGGACCAATATTCAAGCTATCGCTTCTCTCTTGTAGAATAGTTACAATCTCTTCGGTCCCGACAAGACAAAAACCAGCAGAAACAACCTTTGTCCCTTCTATTTTTATTTCGCTGTGTGTAACATGGTCGGGGAAAAGAACCGGCATTTTTAAACCGGTTCTTTCTTGTTCAAACACTACATATTTCATACCATTAATTTTAATCATTCATAATCCGGTTGCCATTTGATGTTTACAACCGCTTTTACTTTGCCTGTACCGTCGCAATAATCACAATAGGTGGAAGACCATTCTTTAGGGCCTGTTTGTTCTGTGAAAGAACCGCGTCCGTTACATACCGGGCAATCATAATTACGGAAGACCATATTTTCATGCACTTTCTGGTATTTTGGCGGATTGACATTGATTATGTGTTGTTGTGTGCTCATTACTTAAATAATTGGGGTTCTTTTGTTTCTTTCAGGTATTCAAATAGACAAAGGTCTATCAGTTGAGTATCCCAGTTGATGCCGGGGCGGTTCTTGTACATGGTGCGGAACAGTTGACGGCAATCTTCAACAGGCAAACCTGTATCCAATTTTGCAACAAACTGATTGATGTCCTTCAGGTAGATACGCCGTACGTCCAAGACTTTGGCATTCCCTTTCCAAACACCCTTCAGGTAGATTTGCTTAACGGCTCCAACGCAGTATTTTATCGGATTGTGCAGGCGCATCGTTGTAAAACTGTTACAGTTCAATTTGCCGTTCCAATTCTGTGAGAAGTCTAATCTTTCGTCCATAACGCGATAATATTTGCCATTAGATTGTTTACATTTGAAGCAGTAAAGCATCCACTTACCTTCTTTTTTATCCACCCGGCACACTGTATATTGAAAATCGCAAGGGCAGACATATATCCAGCGGCCGGGAGTGAGGGTTGTAGATTTTACTGGCTTCTTTACAGACGGTTGAACGACGGTTCCAGCTTCGTCCATACGCCCAGACTATTTTTCTCGGAAAAGTAGAAGTTCGTGGAAGTCCCTTCAACCAAATGCGACTCCTTGAATAACGTCATGATAGCTGAATATTCCGGATCATTGAAGCGCTCTTCCAGTTCATACAGCTTACTGATTGATTTATAATCCAGATCACCGTACTTATTACGCTCCAGGAGAGTCATTGCTAACTGATACATAGGATTATTTTGTCCGTCTTCCTTGCCTTCGATCCATGCCTGAAGGAACTCGATCAGCCGGGAGGCGGCAGCGTCAGCACGTTCATCAAACTTTTTCACTTTACAGGATTTTACCTCAATACAGAAATTGCCTTCCTGAATCTTAAAGTTCATCTGATCGGAGCTACGAAGCTGTCCATATTCGGCCAGCACTTTGCGGAATGCTCCCAATTCGTCCACGCAAAAATTATGTAACCCTTTTACTTCTTCACACACGGAGCGAACCTTGTTTTCTACCTTCTGGACCAATTCCGCCCGGATACCCTCATAAGCGGCACGTTTTTCGAGTGCCGCTTTATGTTCTTCCTCTCTTTTTTGAGCCAATAAGGCTTTCAGCTCTTTGCTGGATAATTGACTAATGTCTGTCATAACTTTGATATTATATTGTTAATACTCCATTGATTTCTCACCTGATAGCCGGACGTAGTCAACATCTATCTGATTGAGTTTGTCCAGTAATGCCTGATTTGTAGGATCGTCAAACAAAAGTTCCAGTATCCGATCGCTTTCCTCTTCCAATTTTGCCATCTCCGACAGTTCTGCCGGAGTTGGTATTTTCTTGTCTTGCTTTACTTTTACCATATTATCAGTTTAATGCGGCAAGCCGCTGTTCTTTTAATTCAGCCTCCCTGCGCGCAATGCGACGGCGTTCTACCTCGTCACGGATTGCATACAGCTTCATGCGAAAGGCACGCAGCTCCTCTTCATCCAGTTCGTAAAGCATACGGCCACAGACATGAGGATTCAGCATAAAATGGTTTACATTTTCCCAGTCTTTCGTGTCGATACCGATTTCAGCCATAAGCCGGAGGCATTTATGCCGAAGGGTACGGATATCCTTGTCCGGTTCATCTTCTTTTCCTGCCATAATTTGACGGACACGTGAGATCAATTCGTCCAAAGCGTTTTCCGTCAGGTCAAGCGTAGAACATACCCCGTAGCTCTCCAGCATATAAGGCTTTGACTGGAGCATCATACTTTTTGCCAGAAGAGCGTGTAATATCTTCCGTTTTTGCTTTAAAATTTCTTCGTTAGCCTTCATAATCGTATGTTTTTATGATTGATAATTGTTCCCGGAGGCGGAATCGAACCGCCTCGCAGTAACCGTTCGGGATGTTACTTCTTTTCTTTCCAGATGAGCTGACGATCCAGCGAGCCGTCCTCTTTTACATTATTGTAAATCTCATCACCGCAGAACTCACAAAGATGATCAGCCGGATCGGCCCGAAGGCTACAGTATCCTTTTCCACATACGCCACATACAGCAAATTCGACCTCTACCTGTTCGCGCATTGTCTTGTCTTTGGCCTTGCAGATGTCTACATGAACCTTGTCTTTCCTACACTGGGCACAGACTGCCTTTTCTTCTAATTTCAATCCCATTTTATTAGTATTTTGATAGTGAATAATCAATCTTTAATCGGAAGTTTATATTTCATCCGGAAGAAACGCTCTGTCAGAGGTATATCCATCTCATCTGCTTCACGCATGGCAGGCACGAGAAAATCATAGAGTTCGCCATAATTATCACAGACGGTACGAATCGTATTTTTGAAACTGGCAGGATATGGCTTGTCTGCAAGGAACACATTGAAATTATGATCCAGTGGAGTGATGTATCGGATTCCGGCTTTAAATCTGCGATAGAACTGCCGAATACCCGGTTTATTCTTTTCTTTCAGTTTGTCCAATGCTATGATAAGCTGATCTGTCCCGATCAGTACTGTTGCGCAACTCCATTTGATTGTGTCATACATGGCCTTCAGAGCCTGAAGAGTCGTCAAAGTCAAATTTTCAGCTTCGTCAAAGATGATCATGGGTTTGCTTCCTTCGAATCGGCCTTGCGTGTATAGCCAGACATTCAGCTCTGTTAGTCGGCGGCTGATCGTTTTTCCGACCAAGCTCCTTCCTGTGGCTTCAGACATTTTATCAATCAGGTCATTCACCTTGTCAAACTTATGACAAGTCACCACGAAAACTCGGTTCGGGAACTCCTTCTTGAAGCGGTCGACCGTATAGGTCTTTCCTGCACCACTTTCACAGATCAACACGCGGGTGGCACTGGTGGCCAGTGCTTCGCGCAACTCCAAGTCTATCTCTTTGAACTGGGGAGTATCCACATGAGGCCAATATTCTTTAGTCAACCTTATTCCAATGCAGTCTGCCAACTGTCGAAACCAGCGGTCGGCAATATCCTTGTTTTCGCCAGTTTTGGAATCCTTGTAGGTGAAATCGGAGCGCATGATATGTGAAACATACATGACATTCACTTTCGTAAAGGCTGCCAATTGGTTGACACCTGTCGCTTTGTCCGTTACCCAGCCGTTGGAGGTTGCATAATTAATGCAAGCATCGGCTATTTCTTGTTTTTGTTCAATCGTGATCATATCAACTGTTTTTATATAGTTTCTCTCTCATTTTCATGTATTCATCCATATCATTGGATTGTTCAGCTTTTTTCTGGTCAGTAATTGCTTCCAGGGCACGTTCCTTCTGTTCGTTCGTTATCTCTTTGGCCTTTTTCCCTCCGTTTAACTTGGCGGCTACGTTGTAAGGCAGCTGTTCATCCAGCCATTCTGCCACCTCGCGGGCCTCGGATTCGTATTGATTGACCTTCTCTTTTTGTGCAGCTTGACGCCAAACATGGTGCCCCAGATTGTGGGCTGTCTGATCCGTTTCCTCTGCATGGCTTTTTGTTGCTTTACGGGCGGCAAAACAGGTAAACATAAAACGGCCATCCAGAGTGTAGAGGTCGCATTCCTCCGCATCCCAGTACATCCTAACGCTGACAGTGGCAGCGTAGCCGAGATAATTGCGGATCACTTCGCTGACAGATTCGACATCCGGTATTTCAAACATATATTTCTGTCCGGCCTTTTCTATCACAATGTTACCCCGTTGGCGGGTAATTTCCTGTTCTGTATAGTTACCTGCCACATGCCGCCATACACGCGGATCAATTTCTTTTGCTTCCGGATGGATACTTTCCGCATAGAGTTCCGAACGGCTTTCACCGGAGCGGGTAATCTGATCATTCCAGTCGTTGATCTTTTGTCCTATTTGTTCAATGACTTGTTCGTATGAGGGAAATGTACCTTTATCCAGGTAATCTTCATTGGCTGTGTTTTCTATATTGGAACTGTCCCAACTGGAACCAAGCCAGTTAAATTCATTCCGGATTGTCTTTTTGAACAGGCGGAATTGGGTTTCTGCGTAGTTCGCTTGCGAATTACCCGGTTCGATCGTTCGTACTTTCCGGCATACCTGAGTAAGAAATTCCACGCTTTCCCCTCCGGTAAAAGCCCCGTGATTATCACTGACAAACTCCATTATTTCCCGACGGTCACATCGATTTAAACCCATCAAGACAGCTTCGCGGACCATTTCAGGAGTCTCTTTATGTTGTCCTTTTTCAGCTGGAGCCCAACCGACAACCTTTCCAGTGGCAACGTCCGTCACCATGATAATATATAAGCGCATGGAACGCAACTTCCCTTTACGGTCTGTATAGGAATAGGCTAATGTCCCGGAACCGTCGGCACACCATAGTGAGTTGCCATAGCGAAGCGATTCAGAAGGAATATAAGAAAGGAATGTCGTAGCGAAAGCCTTCCAGCCATGACGCTCACGGTATGTCTTTAACCGTGTATCATACATGTTTGTATAGTGGCAGAAGGTTGAATAACTCAATTCCTTTTCTCCTAAGTATTGTATGTCCCGTTCATATTGGCTCCAAAGGGCTATTTTAGTATCTTTGGCCGAGCCTCCGAAGTTCATCCATAGTTTTAGTATCAGCGCCTCATGGAGGTCAAAACGCTTGATTTCGCCTGTCTCTTCGTCTACCAGCTTACATTTACCCAACTTACGGGCATTGTCGTTACCAAAGCGGCCTGTGATGAAAAAGGCATATTGTTCTGTCTCGTCTGCCGGAAAATAATGTAGTTTTTTACGTAAACTTCCTCCGGTAGTGATCGTGAAGCCCTCCAATTGCTTTTTATGTAAAATGGTTGCACATACTTCATAGAAACTTTCTTTTGTTTTGATGCCAAACTCTTTAAAACGGCCGCTTGATACCAAATCTTTAATAGAGCGTGCCCAGGCGATTGCCTCAGCCAGCTGACGGGCTTTATCCAGGTTATATTTACAAACGCCGCCAATCTCATAATAACGGAAGTAATTTACATCGGTATTACTGATCCGGTCGTACACATACTGTTGGATCAGTGAATACATATCCTTTTCTTCTGCCTTACGTTCCAATTCTGCGGTATTATCGGCAATATGCAATAACGTATCTCGATCCCCCAGACGTGAACGATATTGTGTATCCTTCCGATCTGGAATACGGTCGAAGTCGTAATAAAACCGTCCGTTTATGCGGGCATAACGCCAGGCTTTTCCGGTATCGGGTAGAATATCCTTTGATTGATGGCAGGGAGAAACAGACTTTTTATAATTTATTCTTCCTATTTTCCACAAATAATCACTCATACGTTCCCCCAGCACCTCACAGAGATACCTTTCCGAAACCCACAAAGTTGTGGCTTCCTGAAAGTGTCGTACTACTATGTCATTTTGCTGGATATTCATTGTTTAAATACTGTTTAAATTGTTCCCGAAACGGGGATCGAACCCGTATCCTGCTATCTTAACCATGCGCACCGCTGCTCTAACCAATTGAGCTATCCGGGATACCTTTACCCACGACTGTTTTATTCTTCGTCCTCCAATTTCTTGAAAAAGTGGTCTATTTTGTCGTATTCTTTTTGTGGCATTAATGCACATAAAATGATATAGATTGTGACTACAGCCAGCAAGGCCCACGCTTGCCAGGGGACTGGAATATTCTTATTGGTACACCATTCAATAGTTTGGCAACCAGCCAATGCGAAGACTGCCATAAATGGGCTAAGAAGTGTTAGAATTATACCTTTCATAAAGTACTCCTTTCAAATAAATCCGGTTGATTACTGTTAAATACTTGTACGGATGTAGAACGATTGTAACGGCCATGAACGGAAGCTATGCCATCCTTTACAGCGACCAAAACATCCACCTCGTGTTTATACTTGGTAATGTTCTCGCCCATCTGCATGACCAGATGCCAGGACAGCTTTCGCCGGCTAAACTTCTTTCGAAGTCCGATCCATTGGTCCACATTCATTTTAACGTGTTGTACGGAATCTATAAAGACAAAACGATAACCGCCTTTTTGCAGTAGTTTTTCGATATCTTCCAAATCACGCAAATGGACAAACCGTACGTTTTGAGAGGTTACACCACATAGCTTAATGCGTTGTTGCAATGTCATACTGTTAATACGTTCCTCTGCCGATACATATAGTACCCGGCCATATTGGCTAACGTATTGGGCGAATTTCGCGCAGAATGTACTTTTCCCACTTTTGGCCGCTCCCTGGATTAAAGTGGAGAAACGGATATCCGGCTGGCCAAATATCCGCTGCCAATCTCCGGAAAACGGATAAGTTTCGATGTTACGTTCTGCAATGTCTTTAGGACTCCATGTTTTCATGACTACTTACTGATTACAGTTACGTTCTCTTCTTTCTTCACCGACCCTCCTAAATCTAATGCAACCTTACGGATGCGTTTGGATAGCTCACTGTTTGTTCTGCAATTCAATGCCTGACTTACAGTCTCTCTGCGACACTGGAATATCGTTTCCAGTTTCTTTCTAATTTCTGTGTCTACTAAAATCTTTGCCATATATTACTCGTTTTGTGAATATTTCCTATCTTTACAGCAGTTCTAACAACTGTTATGACGCTGCAATATTAGTTGATAATTTTCAACTAAACAAATAAAACAGGGATAATTTTCAACTTTATGAATACAATTCTACAACGAATAGAGAAAATAGCTATAAATGAGGGGATAAAAATCACCGCATTTGAGAAGTCTATAGGAGCCAGTAAAGGGGTTTTGTCACGAGCTATAGCAAATGGGACGGATATACAAAGTAAATGGCTACAAGCTATTGTTGAAAATTATCCCCGCTATTCAGAAGAATGGTTACTTGCTGGGCGTGGCTCTATGCTAAAGGAATGTGTTGTTAAACGTGAAGCTCCTAAAATAGATATCTTGGCAAGGAATGATGATTTTGTTCGTATACCTATTGTTGATATATCTGTTGCAGCCGGTACTGGATGTTATAACCCTGATTATTTAGAAGAGGTAGAATGTATATCTTTACCCCGGACCATGATAAAAGACGGACACACCTATTTATGTGTACGGATAAAGGGGCAGAGTATGACTCCCTCGTTATTAGACGGAGGTCATCTCGTCATACGTTTATTAGACAAAACAGAATGGGATGGTATTCGAGATAACTATGTGTATGTTGTTAGTGATAATGAAGGTAGAGCGTTTGTTAAACGCTTAAAGAATCGACTACATCAACACGGCTTCATTGTGTGCATGTCCGATAACGTAGACAAACAAAATTACGGGAATTTCAATCTATATGAGGAAGAACTAAACACAGTCTGGTTCGCTGAATGGTATTTTACAGCCAAAATACCGAATATCCAGGAAACATACTATCGCAAACAGGCAGAACTGGAAGATAAATTTGAAGATTTGGCTCAACAGGTACGGCAGTTAACACAAGCAATCAATATGCACAACTAA